CCTCGGAAAGTTGCCCGAGGGGTGGGTGTAGTGAAAAAAAGGGGGTAAATGCAACTATAATGCAACTTTTGAATAGCGATTCCGTGATATTATGATAGCGTGGGATATAGTAAATGGGGTTGGGTCGATTAGTTTCGGTCTGACTCTTTTTGTTTTGGGGGTTGAAATGAGAGATTTCGCAAAAACATTTTACAACTCGACTGCTTGGAAGAAGTGTAGGTTAACCTACATAGCTTCTGTGCATGGTCTGTGCGAATTGTGTGGGTCGGCAGGAAAAATAGTACATCATAAGATTTATTTATCGCCAAAAAACATAGACGACCCAAACATAACACTAAGCCACAGCAATCTTCAACTGCTTTGTCATTACTGCCACAATGACGAGCATTTATATTCACCTTCAGTCAAAAAAGGGTTGAAATTTGACGAAGAAGGTAACCTAAAACCTAAGTTCAATAACCCTTGAAATGCGGTGATATTATGAACAAAGATACGCAACTTTCCTTAAAGGAAGCAAGAGATTTAAGGATTGATAAAGAGATGCGCAGACTTAAAAAACTGTTCGGTGATATACCGAAAGATAGATTAGATTCGGCGCAATCACTTATTCGTAATGCCGCTTTTATGACAATAACTCTTGAAGATTTACAAGAGGCTATTATCGAAAACGGAGCCATCTGCGAATATCAAAACGGCGCTAATCAGTGGGGGACTAAAAAATCTCCTGAGGTCGAGATATACAACACGATGGTAAAGAATCATATGAGCCTGATTAAGCAATTATGCGATTTAATCCCTGAAGATAAGCCCAAAGCTGAAAATGACGAGTTAATGGCGTTCATAAAGAGCGTTAAGCGATGAGCCATAACTACATATTAGAGTATTGGGGCAAGATTCAATCAGGGGAAATTGCGGCTTGCAGAAGGCTCAAACTGCAATATGAAAAGATAGTAAAAGAACTCGAAAACCCACGTGACCCTTGGGTATTTGATATAGACAGAGCTACTCAACCCATCAACTTTATTGAGTCTTTCTGTAAGCACTCAAAAGGTCAATGGATAGGTAAGCCCGTCAAACTAGAACTTTTCCAAAAGGCTAAAATCCAAGCTGTTTATGGATTTATTCATAAAGAAACAGGATTTAGGCGTTGTCGAGAGGTGTTCACGTTGGTTGCCCGTAAGAACGGCAAATCAACTGAGAAAGCCGCAACAGGTAACTATATGATGATAGGAGATGGCGAAGGCGGAAGCGAGATTTATGCCGTAGCCACTAAAAAAGACCAAGCTAGATTAGTGTTTAATGAAGCGGTCAATATGATAAGCCAATCGCCAGCATTATCACGCCATATCAAAAAGCGAAAGTCTGACCTATACTTTCCCGTAACCTTTTCAAAGTTTGAACCTTTAGCGAGCGACTCAAACTCCCTAGACGGTCTGAACTCACACAACGTCATCATAGATGAGCTACACGCTGTTAAGGATAGAAACCTTTATGACGTAATGAAGCAATCCACCTCGGCTCGTCAACAGCCGCTCATTGACATGATAACAACAGCAGGGTTTGTCCGAGAGTCTATTTTTGACTCCATCTATAAATATGCTTGTGATGTGCTAGATGGCGTAGTAGAAGATGACAGGTTCATGGCTTTTATTTACGAGCTAGACGACCGTTCCGAATGGACGGATTTTCGTGCTTGGGAAAAAGCGAACCCTGCGCTAGGTACTATTAAATCCTATGATGAGCTTGCGGCAAACGTGGAGCGGGCGAAAAGTGACCCTGACTTTCTACCTACCGTACTCACTAAAGACTTTAACATTCGTGATACGGTAGCTGGCACTTGGCTAACGTTCGATGCCATCAACAATGAAGAAACCTTCACGATGGACGAGGTTAGAGACTCTTACGCCATAGGAGGCGTAGACTTATCAAGCACAACGGACTTGTCTTGTGCAACCCTTATTATACCTAAGCCTGATGGCACTAAATATGCCATTCAACAATACTTCTTACCCAGCGAACTCGTAGAGCAGAGAGCCAAGGAAGATAAAATACCATACGATAAATGGGTAGATAGAGGATTGATGACGTTAAGCCAAGGCAATAAGGTTAACTATTCCGATGTAACTGCGTGGTTTATTAAGATGTACAGGGAATACGGCATAAGAACGCTATGGGTGGGATATGACCCATGGAACTCCCCATACTTCTTAGATGACATGACCTCTCATGGCTTCGAGATGTGCATAGTCAGACAAGGCGCACAAACACTTTCACAACCTATGAAAGAGTTGGGCGCAGACCTAGTAGGCAAACGAATAAATTACGGAAACAATCCAATCTTAAAATGGTGTCTAACGAATACAAGTATTAAACGAGACGAAAACGATAACATACGACCTGTCAAAGGTGCAAACCAAAGACAAAGGATAGATGGTACGGTGTCGTTGCTAGTAGCGTTTACTATTTTGTCGCAACGATACAACGATATAAAAGCACTTATCTAGGGGGTGAGTAAGTGGAACGCCGTAGTCTATATGAGATAGTGTTTGGTAAACAAAAAGAGCCGCAGGGTAGCAAGACCTCACTACGCATGATGAGCGGGTACACGCCAATATTCACTGATTTTAATGGTGAAGCCTACGATTCAGACGTTGTCCGTTCCGTAGTTGATACGATTGCTAGACATGCTGGTAAATTCAAACCTAAACACATTCGGTATATTGATGGGACAGTATCTAAAACGCCTTCTAACCTAGAAGATTTGCTAGGTACAAGTCCAAATCCATATATGGATACCTACAACTTTCTATATAAGGTTGTAACTCATCTATATATGAACAATAACGCTTTTATTCTTATTCAACAGGACAGCTATGGAAACATAACAGGCTTTTACCCAATTAACTCTACTAACGTTGAGTTGCTCGAATCGGGTAAAGAGGTGTTCGTTAAATTCCGTTTTATTAGCGGGGAACAATTAACAGTTCCATATTCACAAGTCATTCACCTAAGACGTTTCTTCAATAGAAACGATTTCTACGGTGAGTACAGCACAAAGCCGTTAAACCCTGTGCTAGAACTAATCAACACAACGAACCAAGGGATTATAAACGCTATTAAGTCAAGCGCATATCTGCGAGGATTGCTGAAATTCACTCAAGCCTACCTAAAGCCTGAGGACATCAAGAAGCAACGTGACGACTTTGTTAATGACTATATGACAATGTCGAATAACGGCGGGATAGCGGCGACAGACGCTAAAGCTGATTACGTAGAGCTGAAAAGCGACCCTAAAATGGTTGACGCAAACCAAATGAAATTGATTGAAGATAAAGTGTACAAGTTCTTCAACGTTTCAGAAAACATCGTCAAATCGAACTACACAGAAGATGAGTTTAACGCATTTTTTGAGTCTATTTTAGAGCCTATTGCTATTCAATTTTCTCTCCAATTCACCTACAAAGTGTTCACGAAGCGTGAAAGAGGGTTTGGGAATAGCATAGTGTTTGAAGCGAACCGTTTACAGTACGCTTCCAACAAGACTAAGGTAGAGATTCTAAAAACAGCCGCACCGATAGGTTTAATGACCTTAAACGAGATGAGAGAAATATTCAATATGGCTCCAATCGAAGGCGGCGACAAGCGAGTTCAATCGCTTAACTTTGTTGATGCAGATAAAGCTAATCAGTACCAACTGAACAACAAAGAAAACACTACTCAAGATGGGGGTGCAACAGATGGAACAAACCAAGACTCCACAAGTACAGATGCGCAAGGACAGGGAGTATCGCAAGTTTGATATTTTCGAGGTTCGAGCGGCAGAGTTAGATAACAGCCAAGACATGATAGTTGAAGGGTACGCTCTCACGTTCAACTCGCCAACCATACTGTTTGAGTATGATGGTGTTGAATATAAAGAAGTCATCGACAGAAGCGCTTTAATCGGCGCAGACATGACAGACGTAATTTTTAATTACGATCACCAAGGTAAAGTCATGGCTCGCACTAGAAACAAAACGCTAGAATTGCAAGTCGATGATAAAGGACTTTTTATCCGTGCTAAATTAGATGGCACTGAAGAAGGTCGCCAACTATACGAGGAAATCAAAGGTGGATACGTTGATAGAATGAGTTTTTCATTCACTATCAAAGAAGAATCCTACGATAAAAGCACTAGAACTCGTGTAATTAGAGGTATTAAACGTCTATATGATGTAAGTGCGGTTTCCATTCCCGCTTACGATACAACTTCAATTTCTGCAAGGAGTTTCTTTGAGGCGGAGGCTGAAAGGGAGCGTAAGGCGCTGGATAGTGCTGAATTGCGGAAGAAGTTAATTATGCGAACTTATTTGTAGGAGGTAAACAGACGATGAGATTACAGGAAATCGAAGCTCGTAAGCTAGAGATTCGTGGTCTGTTAGAAGGCGACCAAGAGGTAGACCTCGAAGCGTTAGATACAGAACTACGGACGCTAGAATCCGAGAAGCAAGAAATCGAACAGCGTGCGGCACTCGCACAAGGAATCCAAGCTGGCACTGTCCCAGCAACACAAATTGAAGCCCCTAAGGAGGAAAGAAAGATGGAAGTTATGACAAAAGAAGAACTATTGGCAAGTGCAGAGTATCGCTCAGGGTATTTCAAGTTGCTACAAGGTAAAGATTTGACAGAAGCTGAGAAGCGTACTTTAACTACTGCGGCTAACAGCGCAGGTGCGGCTGTACCTACTCAAACACTTAACAGCATCATCGACAAGCTTCGCCAAAGTTCGGTATTGTTCCCTAAAATCAGCGTATCCTACATCAACGGAAATGTATCCCTTGTTGTAGCTAACGCTAAGAACGCCGCTTCGTGGAAAGTAGAAGGCGCTGATGGCACTCCTGCTGACGACACTGTAACTAACGTTGTTCTTAACGGCAACGAGTTAATCAAACTCGTTCAAATCTCTGCGGCGGCTCAAGCTATGACGATTGATGCTTTCGAAGCGTACATCGTAGCTGAACTATCCCGTCAAATCGGTATCGCTATCGAGAACGCAATCCTTAACGGTACAGGTTCCGCAAACCAACAACCACAAGGTATCCTAACAGGTATCACTTGGACTGCTGGTTCTAACATGGTGAACTGGGCGGCTAACGGCTCTGTTGGTTACGACAACCTTCTTGATGGTGTAGCACTTCTTCCTACCCTTTATCACCAAAACGCTGTTCTTGTTATGAGCCGTAAAACCTTGTTCGGCGGAATCCGCAAAATCAAAACTACAACAGGCGAGCCTTTGTTTGTCTACAACCCACAAGATGCTTTCGCAGGAACAATCTTCGGATACCCTGTTATCGTTAACGACTATATCGCTGACGACCTCATCTTGTTCGGCGACCTGTCCTACTACTACTTCAACTTCGCACAAGCTCCACAAATCGAAGCTTCACGTGAAGCTGGTTTCTTGAGCGGTAAAGTTACTTACCGTGGATTGCTCGTAGCTGACGGTAAGCCAGCATTAGCTGAAGCGTTCGTTAAGATTTCCAAAACAGGCGTATAATGTAGGAGTGATTTAGTATGCTAGAGACGATAAAGGACGTACTACGGGTATCAGGCACAGACTTCGATACCGAAATATCGGATTTAATTTCTGCCGCTCGTTCCGACCTTATTTTGTCAGGCGTACTAAGCGCTAAAGCAAACAGTGACACCGACCCGCTAATTAAGCGGGCGGTGTCTACTTATTGCAAAGCAAATTTTGGTTGGGATAATCCTGAATCTGAGCGCTTTCAGTTTGCCTACGACCTTTTGAAAAAGCACCTATGCCTTTCTTCCGAATATACAGTAGCGGGGGTGTAACCCATGCGAGCTGATATGCGAGAGAAGATAACGATAAAACAGCAAACAGGTGGTAAAAATAGTTACGGCGAGCTAGTGGATAGCTGGTCTACTGTTTCTACGGTTTGGGCATCGAAAGAGCCGCTGTTAGGTAATGAATACTTCTCAGCCGACATGATCAATAGCAAGGTAACCGTTAAGTTTCGTTGTTGGTATTTCGAGGGCGTAGAAAACAACATGAGAATATACCACAACAACGAAATTTACGATATACTATCAGCTATTAACTATAAATCACTTAATCGTGAGTGGTTATTCTACTGTATGAAGGTGGATTGACTATGGCTAGAAGAAACGCAACTACAAAAGTTGAAGGTATGGACGATTTGAAAAGGGCGCTAAAAAAACTTGAAAAGTTACCTCAGTCGGTAATAACACAGTCTGTAAGAAAAGGTGCAACTTATATACTTAAAAAAACAGTGGCTAACGCACCTGAATTTACAGGTACACTAAAAGCAGGAATTGTAGTCAAAGGTGAGAGAAAAGGAAAACGAGGCAGAAAAGTATATCAAATAACATTTAATAAAAATTTTAATGACTACTTCGTTAAATACTCCTCGGGTCTACCTGACAAAGGGTTCCGTGCTTATTACCCAGCATCACAAGAGTACGGATTCAGGACACCAAGAAATGGCGGCTATGTCCACGGTTTATATTTCATGCGAGAAGCCGCTGATGCAAATAGCGAGGAAGCTAAAAAATTGTTGGTGTATACAATGATGAAAAAAGTAGAAAAGATATGGCAGAAAGGGAGGTAGGCTATGGATTTTGAACAAGCGTTTCATGCAGAGCTGTCGTCCATAACAGGTTTGCAGGGCAAAGTATTTCCTGCATATGTACCTGAGTCTATAACTCCACCATTTCTTATCTATTATAAATCACTCGGTGAAATTATTAAGACTTTAGATGGCACTAGTCAGACACGTAACGGTCTATATGAAGTAGATTTACTAGCTAAAAACTACTCGGAGATACAGCAACTATTTGAAGCCATCAAAGCAAAAGTTCTTAGCTTCGTAGGCAGGACAGTTGGTGGAAGTAATATCTACGTTCAAGACGTTACAATAGAGTCTTTCATTGAGCTATTCGAGGATAAGGTTAAACTTTATCGAATGAACGCTGAAATACGAATCTATTTTAAGGGGGAATAATTCATGGCATTTGCGGCTATGGGTACGAAATTAAAAATTGGTACTAACGCAGTTGCGGAGCTTACATCTATCTCAGGATTAGATATGAGCGCAGACACTATCGAAACAACAACACTAGATTCAGGCGGTTGGAGAACGTTTATTCAAGGCGTTAAAGACGCTGGCGAAGTTAGTGTTGAAGGATATTTCAATGCAGATGACGCAACAGGTCAGATCGCTTTGAAAACCGCTTTTACTAACGGCTCTGTTGGGGAGTTTACTATCGAGTTCCCGACAGCTTTTGGCGCTAAGTGGGAGTTCGATGGCGTTGTTACTGCAATCTCAACTGAAGCTTCGATGGAAGATTCAATTTCATTCAGCGCAACTATCAAAGTTAGTGGTGCGCCTACTTTAACTATCAGCTAATAAAAATAAGGCTAGGGAGACTCCCTAGCCTTATTTTTATACACTTAAAAGGGAGTTTGATTATATGTATACACCCGTCCAATTAGATAAGATGAGAAATTTACGTTTCGGTATGAAAGCACTACATCTAGTTGAAAAGACATTAGGTATTAAAGTTTCTAAATTGGATATGGAAGAATTAAGCCTTTACGAAACGGCAGTGTTTATTTGGGCAGGACTTACACACGAAGATACTTCACTAGACCCTGAAAAAGTTATGGACATCATAGATGAACATTCTAATATGCCCCACGTCATGGAAAAAGTGGGCGAAGCTTTAGAAGAAGCGTTTGGGGCGGCTAAGGGAAAAGGTGCAAGGGGAAACGTCAAGAAGGCAACGAAGGTTTAGATTTTAGTGAGTTAATGGAAGTTGCCTTCACTATCGGTATAGACCCAATTACGTTTTGGCAGATAACACCAATAGAATTAGGAATAGCCGTAACAGCTTTTAATAAGAAAAGAGAACTAGAGAACGAGCAGAATATAGTTAATGCCTACCTATCGGCTTATTGGCACAGGATTAAAAAGATGCCTAGCCTAAAAGAAGTTTTAGGAAAGAAGCCTAGTAGTAAATTGCAGTCTCCTGAAGAAATGTTGAATATAGTAAAAGCGTTGAATGAAGCCTTTGGGGGTACGGTGAAAGGGGGTTAGATAATGGCAGTAGCAAGAAATCTAATGACTCGTTTTGGCGCCGATTTTTCTGTTTTATTTAGACAAGTGGCAAAAGCGCAAGTCACGATGTCAGGGTTTCAAAAATCAATGGTTAGAACAACGGGCAGAATCAATACTGCTCTTGCGGCGGTAGGAGCAGGACTAGCGCTAAAAGACATAGTTTCCGATGCTGTTAAGACAGAAGCGGCAATAGCTACTATCGGACATACGCTAGGCGATAGTGCGCAAGAGTTTGTTGATTGGGCAAGTACGTCAG